CTTCGCTCACGCCGTTCGAGGTCCGCCCTTACGCGCCCCAGCTGAGGCACTCGCACCGGAAGGACTTCGCCAAGCACGCCGTTCGCCACTACCTCCCTGTAGCGAGTGACACGAGAGTCTCCGCCTCGCCCACGGCCTATGTTCCCCCCCATAGGAGGACGCAGCGCGTGTTGGTTGATCCCGTTGACGCGTTCGATCGCCTCCCGCGCTCCGCCGACGATGAGGCCGTTGTCAGCGACTTCATCGAGCCCACGGCCGTCCGCGACCCTCTAGGCCCGCGCGAAGCGCAGCACCACCGTGGGACTGACCAGGCGCTCTTCCAAAAGTCCATCCCCGACCGTTGTCCCCCACGCCGAGACGATCCGGAGCTCACCGCCGCCGACCGCCTGCGCCTTAACCAGCTCATAGGTGGGTTCCGCAAGAGTGTTGACATCGGCCCCGAGCGTTGCGACATCAATGAGCTGCTGCTGGAAGACTGCCTCGTCCGATGTGCCGAGTCCTGGTTCGCCGGCAAGTCCAAAGCCCAGATCCAAGCCGCTGTTGGCAAGTGGGAAGTTGACGACGACCCCCTGTTCATCCGCGTGTTTCAGAAGGGGCAGTGGATCAAGAAGCTCGAGGCTCGCGGGGCCGATGTGAAGAAATCACAGGTTATTGCGCAAGTGGCCATGTCCCGCACTTTCCGCGACGCGGTGTGGTGCGAGTATCTCGAGGCGTCTCTCCTGCCCAAACTCCGCCCCCACACGCTCTACTTCAATCGGCTCAACCCCGCGCAGCTCGGAGATTGGTTCACAGAGCATTGGGACAACTCGCAGCCTGTCACCGCCAACGACTACACCGGGTGGGACACGGGTGTTGACCGGGTCTTCCTCGCTTTCGACATCTGGCTCATGGAACACTTCGGCTTTCCCCCCGGCTATGTGGCACGGTACAGACGCGAGCGCTACCTCTCTCGAACGTTCGTGGGGCCGTATCCCATCATGCAGCCGTCGGGCGACCGTTACACCCTCCTCTTGAACAGCATGCGGAACCTCGCGCTGTGCGGGGCCAGCCTTGACTTCCTTCCCGGGACGCCCATCGCCGTCTGCGGTGACGACTCTGTGGTCTGCGGCGCTTTCAAGAAGCCCAAGTACTTTCAGCCGCGCGCCTGGCGTATGACCCCGAAGCTATCAGTCTCTCCCGTCGCCACGTTCTGCGGCTGGTCCATTGGCTCCACCGGCTTCCACATATCCCTAGAGTCGCTTACCTATCGTGCCCGCATTGGCCTGCAGCGTGGTATCGCCCTCCCCGACTTTTGGCGCTCTGTGTGTGAGATGGTGCCGCTGACCCATGGCTCTGAGTGGGAGTACTCCGCCCTCAAGCTCGTCCTCGATACGGCCGCCCGCGACCTCTGCCCCATCCCCCTCTATCCCTTCTAATTTCTTTCTTCCCTTTCTCTATTTAAAA